CGACAAAAGTCCAAGATTAAAAATACTTATCTGGACAAGATCTTACCGCAGTTGGATCGTGATAGCAGACTACGTACAGGTTTTAACCTCCACGGTACTACTAGTGGCAGGCTTAGTTCTTCTGGCAAACTCAATATGCAACAACTTCCTAGGGATAACCCTATTGTAAAAGGTTGTATCAAAGCAGCACCAGGTAATAAAATTGTTGCGATGGACTTAACAACCGCAGAAGTATATGTTGCGGCAGTACTTGCAAAAGACAAAGCACTTATGGACGTATTCCGTTCTGGAGGAAACTTTCACTCTGCGATTGCACACAAAGTATTTAAACTACCTTGTGAAGTAGGTGAAGTAGCAGAGTTATACGGTATGCAAAGACAAGCAGCAAAAGCTGTAACCTTTGGTATTATGTATGGCGCAGGTGCAAATAAGATTAGTGAGCAAGTTACAAAAGACTCAGGAACCTATTTCAGCAGGCAAGAAGCACAAGAGGTTATTGACGATTATTTTAAAGAGTTCCACAAGCTAAAGTCGTGGATTGAAGATAACCAGAAATACATCCAACAAAATGGATTTATTTACAGCTACTTCGGTAGAAAGAGGAGATTACCAAATGTCGCATCGACAGACAAAGGCATCCAGAGCCATAGCGTTAGGTCTGGTCTTAACTTTTTGGTGCAGTCTGCTGCTAGTGATATTAACCTTCTAGGAGCTATTGACATGAATGCTTGGATTAAAGCAAATAACAAGAAAGCACGTATCTTTGCACTTGTTCATGACTCAATCCTAGCAGAAGTACCGGAAGAAGAGATAGAAGAATATATGGAAAAACTAGCATCTTACATACAAATGGATAGAGGTATATCTATTCCAGGCGCTCCTGTAGGTTGTGACTTTGAAATCGTACATGAAGATTACTCTGGCGGTAAGTTCGAGAAGATGTATGGTGATAGGATTTAGAAGTATACCTAAGATTACCTTCCCAGTTTTCCTGTTAGACTCGGAGAACTGGGAAGAGTATGATGGTATTTTATTTCTTGATAATAAAGTACTCGACGACAGAAACCAAGAAGGAAAGACTCTTGGTGCTCGCAGAATGCAAACTCCGCATAAAAATTTACAGGAACTCAAGTATATGGTTGAGTATCCCAACGGTCTTTTAAAGCAACGAACAAAGTATTTTATAGATAACAGTGGTAGACCTTTTATATACGAAAAGACTACTATGTTACCTTTAAAGTATTTAAAAATTAGTAAAGTAGAGTTGAAAGACTCTGCTACACTAATTAGAGTAAAAGGACACAATGCTCCTTTTACTGTCCCACGCCCTCCTGAGGTAGGATTTACTTGGGCAGGGATTTTGCATGTACAAGGCTTGCCTTGGATGCTGTATGAGTATTCGGAAACGAAACTCAAAGACACTAGAAGAAAAGTATAAATATGGCTAAAAAGAGAAGAACTCTTGCAGGAGTAAATTTTGAACTGCGGGAGATAGAACCTTTAACACGTAACCAACTTAAAGCATTTGAATCCGATAAGAACTTAGTACTGCATGGACTTGCAGGAACAGGAAAAACATTTATATCCTCGTATCTAGCATATGATGATATGGCAAAAGGAGACTTTCAAAAGCTAGTAATTATACGAAGTGCAGTACCTACGAGAGACATTGGTTTTCTACCTGGTACTGAAAAAGAAAAGGCTTCAGTGTATGAAGAACCATATAAAGATATAGCTATAGATTTGTTTCAACGAGGAGATGCTTATGATATTCTCAAGAACAAAAGTATGGTTCATTTTATGACCACTTCATTTATTAGAGGTATCACACTCAGAGATGCAGTAATTATCATTGATGAGTGTCAAAATATGTCTTTTCATGAGCTAGACTCAATCATTACTCGTATTGGTGAGAACTGTAGAGTGATGTTTTGTGGAGACTTTAGACAGGCAGACTTGAAGGCAAACGGACTACAAGATTTTATACGAGTTCTTAAACGGATGGAAAGATTTACGTTTATAGAGTTTGAAGTAGAAGATATTGTACGATCTGATTTTGTCAAACAATACATTATTGCAAAGAATGAACTAAACTTATGAAAGCAGTTATAAGCCACAGGATTTATATGGATTGCAGTGCCGAGTTGCAAGAGCAAATCGACAAAGAGCTTACATATACTATTCCTGCACATAACCCATTAGATCCTCCTCAAGTTATTAAAAACATGGGGATTATTCGTAATGGATTAGTATCGCTACCTGTAGGGCGAACGGATTTAATTCCTGAGCACTATGAGATAGTAGATAACAGAGTGAATAAACCTGTGGACTTTCCTGAGTTTAAATTCGATCTTCGCCCTAGCCAGAAAGATGTCTATGACGAGATTGAGGATAACGCAATAATCAATGCGTGGGTCAGCTGGGGCAAGACTTTCACAGGTCTTGCCATAGCTGGCAAGCTTGGTCAAAAAACATTGGTAGTAACACACACAGTTCCTCTACGAAATCAATGGGCCAAGGAAGTGGAGAAAGTTTATGGAATTGAACCTGGGATTATTGGTAGTGGTAGGTTTGATACCGACAGCCCTATTGTTATTGGAAATACTCAGACTTTGTATCGCAACCTTCCTAAAATAAGGAAAGAGTTCGGTACGATCATCCTAGACGAAATGCATCATGTCAGTAGTCCTACGTTTAGTAAAATACTAGATACAAACTACTGTAGATATAAGATAGGTCTATCGGGTACTATAGAAAGAAAAGACGGCAAACACGTAGTGTTTCGAGATTACTTTGGTAATACTCTATTCAAGCCGCCGAAAGAAAACTATATGACTCCTTCTATAACTGTTGTTCCTTCCGAGATTCGTTTCATGGATGGCGCTAGAATACCTTGGGCTAACCGAGTAACAAAACTAGCAAACACAGAAGAATATAGACATACAGTATCAATGCTAGCGGCGGCCTACGCCGCAAGAGGGCATAAAGTCCTAGTCGTAAGTGATAGAGTAGCGTTTTTGAAAGCCTGCGCTGAACTTACGGGAGAGAAGGCAATTTGTGTAACTGGTGAAGTTCCGCATGAAGAAAGAGAAGCACTTATAGATAAAATTCTCTACGGTGATGCGGAAGTACTCTATGGTACGCAAGCAATTTTCTCAGAAGGAATATCTGTTGACAATTTGAGCTGTCTGATATTGGGCACTCCTGTTAACAATGAACCCCTGCTCACACAGCTTATCGGACGTGTGATTAGGAAAAAAGAAGGTAAAATAGATCCTGTTGTAGTAGATATACACCTGAAAGGAAATACGGCTCGAAAACAAGCCTCAAATCGTATCGGGTTCTACATGAAACAGGGTTGGAACATTAAGTACCTTTAAAAAAATAATTCTTGACAACTTGGTAAAAACAAAGTATAATATATGCTCTTATTTGATTGGAAAAAGGTTTATGATACGGCAGAGGGCAATATTGCTCGATGTAACTTGATAATGGAAATGTTAGTAAATCAACAGATCCCTCGTAACAAGTTTGACCCTATTTATAAATATTCACACAAAAACTTCGTTGGGACGAGTTTTCTCGCTCATGGGGAGTTTTTGCTTCACAATTCTTATAAGTACACCAATAAAGAACTATGTATATACTATGCCTTAGCTTCTCTAAGAAGTTATGCGGACTATATTACATATAACAAAACTACGCTAGATTCACTGCATTGTCCAGTGCCTCTAGACGAAATCAACGACAACAGGCTACTCATAGTATTACCGGACGAAATAACGTTCATCTATGAAGAAGTCCAACTGGAGACTATACACTAATGGCATTATCATTCAATAAGCAAACGGGCGGAGCCCAAAAATCCTCAATCTCATCTTTTCAGTATAAAGACGGTGACAACAAAATGCGCGTAGTTGGCGACATTCTTGCACGTTATGTCTACTGGATTCAAGGCGAGAACGGTAAAAACATCCCTATGGAGTGTCTATCTTTTGATAGAAACTCTGAGCGATTCAACAACGTCGAGAAAGACTGGGTTCGTGAATACTACCCTGATCTGAAGTGTGGCTGGAGCTACGCTACTCAGTGCATCGACAACGGTGAAGTTAAAGTAGTAAACCTGAAGAAAAAGCTGTGGGAGCAAATTATTACTGCTGCAGAAGATCTAGGCGATCCTACTGACCCTGATACTGGCTGGGACATTTGTTTCAAGCGAGTTAAGACTGGCCCTCTACCCTATAACGTAGAGTATCAGTTGCAAGCACTAAAGTGCAAGCCTCGTGCTCTTACAGACGAAGAGCGTGAAGCTATTGCTGACCTAAAGTCTATGGATGACGTAATGACACGTCCTACTCCTGACGCACAGAAAGAGTTGCTTGATCGAGTTCGTAACCACGGTGACGAGACTGATGATGAAGCTCTTGACGCGGAGTTCAATGTAGGATGATTCTTTTTACGGCAGACTGGCACATCAAGCTGGGACAGAAAAATGTCCCAGTAAAGTGGGCTACAAACCGTTATCAAATGTTCTTTGACCAGATCTATGAACTAGAAAAAGAATGTAATATGCACATAATCGGAGGCGATCTCTTTGATCGTC